TCCTGCAGAGTGTGTCCACTTTGAAGATTTGTTAAGGATTGTGCCAAGAATACAATCTAAAACGTCCCTCGTACTATTCTACGGGGTCAACCTATTGATGGAAACATCATGCGGTCTAGTCAAATGGGGCTAACCCCCCCTACCGCGTGCCACGGCACACAAACGACTCGTTCTCCGGAAATTGGATGCTTGAATGCTCCAGAACCCTCACCGCAAAGGAGGCAAAATAATCGGTTTTCTCGTTCAACCGGCACTCCCGCCAATAACGATACCGCAAGAGTGAATAGCGTAGATTCACCCCCGCAAAACAAAGAGCTCGAAGAGCTCACAAAATTATTGATTACCAACCCACCAACCACTCCCATGGTGGTGGGCAACAACAACACCCCTTTCTTCGACGACATGGCCTCCATACTAACGAGGTGTCGTCCGAAGTCTTCTCCAGAAGATGTGGAGTCAGATGATGATTATTCAGAATATGACTCCGATGATGATGAGCCAATTGATTGGCAACGTATTTTCCTGGAAGAAAAATTTGATTTGGTTCTAGATGAACTTAAGAACAAATCATCTGAAAAATCCCCGCAAGATGTATATAATGAAAAATGCGCGGATCACTGGCGTAAGTTAGAAGAAGATGCATATGAACAATTTAAACAAGAAAAACTAGAAAAAGAAGAAAAATTAATGGAAACAACAGAAAAAGTTTTATGTAAATTAGAAGAACTGCAAGAAGAAATGGATGTAGCAAAACAACTAGTGTTGATGGGTGATCCATCTGATGATCGCAATTTGAACCAAATATTGATGCAGACTGCTATTGATGATGCGCATTATTACGTTGATGCTAAACTCGTGCACGAACGCGAGAAAATGAAGATCAATTATAAAAAGTTATGTCGACAGCAAACCCTCCGCGTTCAACCTCCCCCTCCTAAACGCAAAAAGATCGATTCCTATTATGGAGCCCTTAAATCTCTTCAACCTGAGATTGGCTTCTTGGATGATTTGTGCAAATTAAAGGATACGGTATGCACGATCTCCGACACAACAGACAGCATAAAGCGTTTGATGGATTCAATTAAGAGAACAGTCCAATTTGAGGAAGGTGATGAAGTGTATGATGCACTTTTGTCCCGACTTGAAGGATTAATTCTCCTATTATTGGATCTCCAATCTCGCAATAGTCTTTCTGAAATGCTCATTCCTATTGTCCAGTATATTAAAACTTGGACTGCTGGCAAGAGCTTGACTAAGAAAGTAATGCGATGGGTCAAACAAATCCTGATGGAAGATTCTTCGGGAGAACGTGTTGATGTTGAATGGGAACCTATTACACCCGGCTTGAAAGGAGAGACGGGATGGTTCTCCCAAAACTGGATGACCTTAACCCAAGGAGCGTTCGGTAAACGGCTCGCAGGGCTATTAAATCTTCTGATATTAGGAGGTATGATGCCTGAAAAAGCAACAAATGGTCTAACTGATGAAGTGTTTAAGATCATTCATGTGACGGCAATACGTAAGGCACACCCTTCCATTTTTCACCATTTATTTGGCACTTTGGATTGGCTTGCTGATTCAGTGATACCAGCAATTCTGACTAAGAATTATGCTTTGCTGATCTTCGATGAAGATGCCGATGAGCTAGATACCCAATACCGGAAGTGCGTGGATGCCATTCATTTGAACATGACTGGCCAGATGAAGTTAGCTGATGAAAAATACGGAATTAAAGATGAGTCTGCGATTCTTGTTATGTTGACTTCAACATCGTTCGCAATGCTTGCTATGAAAAAGAAAGTCTTTGATCAACCACTGTTAGTACGTGAGTACAATCAGCGTTTAGTGACTCTTGACAAGCTCGCATGTGATCTCCAAGCACATTGGCACGAAAGTGGACTACGGATAAAACCGTATGCAGTCCTAATTCGAGGACCTTCGTCAGTTGGCAAGAGTGCCATTAAGACGTTAGTTACACATGCTGTGTGCAGAGCCAATGGATTTCCTGAAGGAAAGGAGTACTCTTGTACGATCAATGGAAACGACAAATATCAATCCGATTTTCGATCTCAACACATTTGCGTATGTTTTGATGACATGGGAAATACTAAGCCCGAAAAGGCTGATGGCAATCCCCTATTCGTTTTGATTCAGTTTATCAACAACATGCACTGTAGTGCTCTTAGTCCGGAAGCGGACAAAAAGGGCAAGATGGACATTCGTTGTAAATTGGTTGTCGTCACGACAAACACCAAGGACTTACACGCTTCTTTGTTTTCGGTTAATCCCGCTTCAATCATGCGAAGATTTGACCTTGTGATTGACGTCGCTTTGCGAAAGGATTCTACTGGGCCAACCGGTGGACTCCATCCTAAATTCGCGAAGACTTCCATGCCTGATGCTTGGGATATTGATCTAGGAGTCGTTGATGTAAAACGAGTCTTGGGTCATGACATGCAAGATCTGTGGGGCATCCGTCCAGTTAAGAAAAGTGCGACCATTGTTGATTTGATCGACTATTTGGAAAACATCACACCTGGATATTTTGCTCTTCAGGAGGAGATAGTCTCTTCTTCTACGGATCTTCACAATCAACAACATTGTGAACACCATTCATTGTACACACTGCCTTGTGCCAAGTGTGCTCTTGATGGTGATTTTGTCCCCTTGGTGAATCAATCTGAAGCTTTTATTCAACCCGGTTTGAAGAAGGAGACTGGTGGTATCTCGAGTACATATTTCCAAGACTTAATTAGTAAGGAATTCTCAGATAAACCATTGACTCCTGATGATTTTACTTTTGGATTGGACGCTGTGCCAACAGAAGATGATTTCATCCCAGAAGATCAACCGTGGCGTGATAGAGCTGTTGATTTGATTGGTCAGACTCGAGCAAAGATTTCCGATGTCTTGCGTGACATGCGGAAGAAAGTAGAAAGAGATCCTGTTACAGCAGGTCTCTTGACACTTGGGGCTCTTGGCCTTACCGGTCTAGCGATTCACAACATGTTCGTTCCAAAAGAGCAACAGTACACATCAGAAGGCGCGATCATATCACGCATTGCGGCAGCAGCGAAAGTGCCGCGAACCCTCATAGAGCGC